ATCAAAAAAATCTCCGATAAATACTCAAAAAATAGTTGCACCAAAAGAAAACCTGATAACGCCTGGTCAAACTATTACTAAAACGTGGGGAGTTGAGAAATGGATTGTTAATGAAGAAACATATAATGCTAAAATTTTAGTTATTAATCCTGGGTCATATACTTCACTTCACTTCCATAAAGAGAAAAAAGAATATCTTTATATTATGTCAGGAGAGTTTGCTTTAGTAACGATAGACCTTCTTAAGAATCCAGGCAAAAAACAAGAAATTTTACTATCTGTTGGCGATATGTACATCGCAGAACCACTTGAATTTCATCAGATCCGAGGCGTTAGAGCAGGACAAATTCTAGAAACATCAAACAGATTAGATCGTGGTGACATTTATCGTATAGAGAGATCAAGATGATTAAGGCATATGTTATAAGAATTGTTGACAACGAGGTCTCAGAGAAAGCAGCAAACCGTTTAATTGAGAGTTCTAAGTTTGTTTCCAATCAATTCGAGATAGAAAAGTTTAATGCTGTTGTTCCGGAAAGAATAAATGAGATTTGTAAACGATCAAATCTGAGATGGAATTATCCCTGGCAGGGTGTTCACGACGATTGGGCATCAGGATTAATGAAGATTGCCTATGAGACAGCGAATCCTGAAAAGCGAGTTGCCTGTTTTCTTTCGCACTATTTGCTTTGGTGCGAATCAGTTGCTTTCGGAGAACCGATTTTAATCTTTGAACATGACGCGTTGTTTCAAGAACATCTAGACGTTGACTTGCTTTTAGAATCAAGATATGGTATTATAGGTCTTAATGATCCAAGAGGCGCTACTAGGAGATCGTTACAATTTTATGAGATCATGCAAGCAAACCCTGACGCAATTCAACCTGCACCCAAAGTCGATGATATGAAAATACCACAAGGTATTGCTGGTAACTCTGCTTATCTAATTAAACCAGAAGCTGCTATGAAACTAATCAATCTAACAGATGAGTTTGGTATGTGGCCAAATGATGCTATTATGTGTCAGCAGTTATTGCCAGGAGTGCTTGGTGTTACTAAAACATATCACACAACAATTCAAAGGACTCAATCAACAACAACATTATGAAATCATACGTAATCACAATCAAAGATCTTCCCAAATCAGTAGAAATCGCTCAACGTTGTGCTAATTCTCTAAGAGATTATAATGTTCAAATGTTTGATGCCTTTACGCCTAAGAACAAACCAGAAGCATTACTCGAAAGCGAAGGAATACCCACTAAGAATTTTAAAGAGGTATACTCAAACTATGAGAATTGTATGGCAGCATTTTTCTCTCACTATTCTCTTTGGAAACAATGCGCTGAACAAGGTATTGAGTATCAAATATTTGAGCACGACGCAGTAGCAGTAAACGATATTCCTATGGTTATACCTTATAACAAAGTAATCAGTTTAGGCAAACCAAGTTATGGAAGGTATAATGTACCAACGAATCTTGGTGTCAATCCTCTACAATCAAAAAAATATTTCCCAGGAGCACATGCTTATCGCCTCAAACCAGAGGGAGCGAAAGAGTTAATTGAACGAGCAAAAGTAGACGCAGGACCAACAGATATATACTTACATCTCGGTAGGTTTCCTTGGTTAGAAGAATATTATCCTTGGCCAGTAGAAGCAAGAGATCATTTTACTACAATTCAAAGACAAGAAGGATGCTTAGCAAAACATAGTTATGGAGAAGGATATGAAATCCTCAGGCATGAGTAGATGTTTTATAACTGGTTGTGATTCTAACACCGAATGGATGCTACCGTGGTTTGCAAAAAACTACGCTAAACATAACGATACTGAAATTGGGTTTGTCGACTTTGGAGTTACTGAAGAAACACGTGCGTGGGTTTATCAACAATCGCCGTTTAAGTTTATCTTAGATGTTCCTCGTCAAAGAGTTAATGGATGGTTTCTTAAACCGAAGGCATTAATTAAAACTCCGCGCCATGAAGTTTGTTGGATTGATACTGACATACACGTTCTTGGTGATATTTCTGGTATCTTTAATTATCTTGAAGAAGGTAAACTCGCAATGGTTGAAGATAAACCATGGAGCAAGAGAAGAGGTGAAACCTGGCACAACTCAGGCGTAGTTGGTATTAGGGGCAAACCACCAATTCTAACTGACTGGGTAGATGCTTGTTACGAGAATCCGAAGGTTGGGGATCAAGAGGTTTTGCATGAAATGTTGGTTGAGTCCCCTTTAAAACGCCTCAGCAATATAGTAGACTTACCCAATATATACAATTGGTTAAGGATTCAACTATTAGACGGTGACGATAATCCCAATAAATTGTGTATGCATTGGACTGGACATAAGGGCAACCTAGAAATCAGGAAGTTGATTTACAATGAGTAAGATTATTGAATTTCCCAAAAAACTTAATGTAATACAAAAACAAGCACAAGATATACTTGAAGAACTTAATGAGATTAATGAACAAGTTGACGAGATTAATCGTCAAACACAGATGATATTGGAAATGTTTGAGGATAATAATGAGTAAGGTAGTTCATATTTTAGGTAATGGTGATAAAGCACATTTCTATCATAATGTGAAGAAAGGCGCAGATGATATGAAACTAATCTGTAATCTTCCACCATTCGAAATACCCATTAACGAAGTCTATGCTACATGCATGGTAGATTTTAAGATGATGGCAGCATTGACTGCTAATGCGCTGAACCTAGATGCCTATCGTTGGGTATTGGGTAATCGCCCTAAGATTTGGATGACTGCTCCTAACAACAGCATGTTTTATTTTAAATATGCTCCAAACATTCGAGAGTTTTATTTGAAAGTTCCAAAGTATGCTGGCAATGCCACTAATTTTAACTGCGGACATATGGCAGTACATTATGCTGCCAATAAACATAAAGCAGAGGAAATTCATATGTATGGATTCGATTCTATTTTTGATTTTAACATGAGGAGTTATACTGACGTTGTTTTGTCGAGCGACAGAGGAAACGCCAACAACTATCGCCTCCTAGGTAACTGGCGACCAATCTGGACTGGAATCTTTAAAGAGTTTCCTAATACTAAATTTGTTATGCATCATGATCACACAGATGTTAAAGTTGAAATAACAAAGAACGTTGAAATTGTTGTTCATAATCCGAAACCGAAAGAGGAACCATCGGAATGGAACAACAAGTTGGTTAAAAGAGCGAAAGACACCTCTACAGCATTGGATAGATTGAAAGCGCGTGTTTGAACATGTTAAAGTCGATCTTGGTTACAATGACCTTGAATCGCATACAGGTGAAACAAAAAGAACTTACGCAACTCCGGATGGCGTTAGGTATCCATCTATCACAACAGTTCTTAGCATTCTTAGCGAAAATTCTATCTCTGAGTGGCGTAAACGGGTAGGCGAAGAAGAAGCAAATAGAATTTCTACACGCGCTTCCAGAAGAGGTACAGCAGTTCACGAAGCAATCGAAAAATATATAGATAATTCTCCATGGGAGAACATCGTCAAAGAATATACCCCAGATGTTATTGAATCAATTATAAATGTTCGAGATATACTAGATGCAAGAATCGGAAAAGTATACGGGCAGGAACTTCCTCTTTATAGTGACCATCTACGTGTTGCTGGGCGTGTCGATTGTGTTGCTGAATTTGACGGAAAGATATCAATCATTGATTTTAAAACATCCAGAAAACCAAAGCGAAGTGATTGGATCAAATCCTATTTCTGCCAAGAAGCAGCATACGCAATCATGTGGGAAGAACGCACTGGAATGCCAATTACCCAACTCGTTACCATAATAGCAGTTGATCAGTCAGAAGCACAGGTTTTTATCGAAAAACGAGACGATCATACCGCTCTTTTAACCGAAACAATAGCGACCTACGAAAAACGTTTGCAAAATCAATAACTTACCACTTTACTTTTTCGAACGAATTGGGCATAATGTGTTTTCTTAAAAAGGAAATGTAAAATGATTAAAGTTAAATTAGAGTTAAGAATTAAGCGTTTTTTAAATAATTATAGCGCCGCCCGCTATATCCCGCTACACCCTGATGATTATAACCTTTTAAAATCTGAAGGTCGCCTAAACGATTTTCCACTTCCGCTTTTTAAACTAAAACCCTCCGGTGGTGGTAAAAAACCCGTTTAAAATCAATGGGTTAGCACTTTACTTTTTTCCTGAAATATTAGACAATACTCTTGTAATTAAGGAGAATGAAATATGTTAAGAAACGGTGATCTGATTAAAGCGTTCGAATTCGAACCAATTCCTGGTCGTGAAGATAAATATGTAATCGGCGCTATCGACCGTATCGAAGAATACGGATACGTAATCAAAGGTGAAACCATCATCAAAGATACCGCATACGGCACTGCTCGAATGAATGAAAATGTTACTGTTCGAGTCCCTTTCAAGACCAGATTTGAGTATGATGGTCGTATCGTTGCTCTGACTGAGGATTTTCGCTTCACTGAAGCATATTACGATGAATTTCCTGAGCAAAATCAATAACTTATCGCTTTACTTTTTGGCTGGTTTAGACGATAATATTCTTATAAGTTAAGGAAAAGTAATGAATCGTAAAAAATTAAATCATGAAGTTGGTTCGGTTTATCAGCGTCCTATTCTTGCCGAACCAGAAATCGCTGAGATGGCAATTATCGTTGCTAGTCTCGGTATGATCTTCACTTTCTTCGCCGCTCTGGCGATCTTACCTTGGAGCGTAATCTAATGGCAATGCAAGTCACAAGAAACACTCACACGATGCATATCGTGAATCGTCTAAAAAGCATTTGTGAAAAACACGACTGGTACTTTACGTTAGCAGATGACTATCGTGCTTATGAAGCAGGTTTAGTCGTTGCTGATGAGATCAACTATCTCAAAAACGTGTTGGTTGCTCGTGGGTATGAGAGACAAGCAAAGTCTTTGATTGATCATTATCGTCCTGCGATGCCCACATTGGAAACAATGTTGAAACCTAAACCCACAAAGACACCTAAGTCTTATCCAATCGAGGAACGAAACATTCTTTGTGATTGGAGACTGCATGGTTATCCTGAAAACGATGACTCATTCGTGAAACGTTTGGTGGAACAAGGTTACACGGAAGATGCAGCCGTGGAGTTGATGGTTGAGTACAAAATGGATTATGAAGAATGGAGAAATTCATAATGGATACGATTATTGTAATTGAAAAAATGAAAGAAGAGACTTTGGAGATGGCCATCTCCGCGGGTATAAAAACAAAGGGATCTTGGTTTGTTCGTGAGTACGAAGATCAAGAAAGTTTTGATGCTGATTGTGAAATCAGTGGATCTTTTCACAAAACTTTAGAAGATGCTCTTGAAGCAGTTAAAGACATCTTTGAAGAAGCGGAGTTGTGGGCATGAACGGATTTCGTAAGATGCAGGAACGTCTTGGTAAAGAAGGTTGGTTTGTTGGTTGGAATCTTCCTTGTTGTCAGACGTGTGCGTGGGAAGAGTTGAATTGGATTGATGTGGTAGAAGATACCACAAAAGTTCTTTTCAATCACTCTCAGGATTGTGAGGTCGAAAGCAGCGAGGAAGAATGCCCCATGTGTGACGGTGAAGGAGTCGTTGAAGGAGCTACTGGCGAACTCGATGAAGATTGCCTAGAATGCAGAGGAACAGGATACATGGATTTTGGAAGTGACGTCAGCGATTACGACACATCCGTAGGTGGTTTTGTTTGTTATTCGCCTGAACAACAGAATAGTTCTTTGTTTTGTTTTGATGGCAGTGAAGAAGGTGTAGAGAACCTAAAGACAATCGTTCCTATTATTGAAGAATGCGGATGTACCGTAAATTGGAACGAAACTGGGGACTCTCGTATTGAAATCAGTTGGTGAGGTAAGATAAATGAATAAAGTAAAGTCGGGACTCGAAGTCTCTTTTGATAATCTAATGGAATCTTTTGATCGTATACAAAAAAGATGTGATCGGTTAGAAAAGATTACCATTGGATTGTATGTGTTAAGCATATTGACTTTTATCGTAATTTACACTAGAATATAGATAAAGGTTTGGTAAGATGATCAATTTCACGCTCTCCTTAACTACATGTGATCATCGGACATTGCGCGGGGTGGAGGCAATTCGTGCGAAGGGGCGACAATGTCATTCTTTTTAATGCCAACCAAAGACTCGAGTGGTCAGTGGTGGCACGAGGGTAAACCAGTTGAAATGTTCGTTATGACTGATGATGAGAAACGTGCTTATGTTGAAGCACAAATTGGGAGTGTAGGAAAATTGGTAACCCCATCGGACTGTAAATCCGACGCCGACGGCATTGATGGTTCAAGTCCATCCGCTCCCACCAGTTTTAGAATGTGATTGCCGCTATAGCTCAGCAGGTAGAGCAACTGATTTGTAATCAGTAGGTCCCGAGTTCGATTCTTGGTGGCGGCACCATTCGGAGTGTAGCGCAGTTTGGTAGCGCATCTGCTTTGGGAGCAGAGGGTCGGGGGTTCGAATCCCTCCACTCCGACCAATTTGTAACAAGAGGAAATTATGGGCAACAAAAGAACATACACAGAAGAAGATGTAGAAAAACTAAAAGGTAGTGTCCGAATCGAGCATACGTTAGCAAAACACGGTGCTTTAGAACTTAGACGTTTGCTTAGAGAAAATGACTATATAAACACATTTGGTGCTTATAATGGTCAGCAAGCAATTCAACACGTTAAAGCAGGTCTTGAAGCAATCTATGTCTCAGGTTGGCAAGTTGCTGCAGCCGCTAATACAGGAAACGCAGTCTATCCTGATCAGAGTTTGTATCCCGTTGATAGTGTACCCCGCGTGGTGGCTAATATCAATAATGCTTTTCGTAGGCAAGATCAAATCGAATATCTTGAATCCGAAGGATTCGGTGGATTTCCTTTTGCGCCCATCATCGCGGACGCGGAAGCAGGATTCGGTGGAGCATTAAACGCATATGAACTCGCTCGTAATCTCATTGAAGCAGGTGCGGCAGCGGTACACTTTGAAGATCAACTCGCTAGTGAAAAGAAGTGCGGTCATCTGGGAGGAAAGGTACTTATCCCAACCAGTCAAGCTGTACGAAATCTTAATGCTGCCCGTCTTGCTGCTGATGTATGTGATGTTCCTACAGTCATCATCGCTAGAACGGATGCTGAGTCTGCTAAACTCCTTTCTTCAGACGTAGATGAAATAGATCGTAAGTTTATGACAGGCGAGCGAACGCCAGAAGGTTTCTACAAAATCAATGGCGGGTTGTTCTATGGTTGCGAGCGAGGACAAGCATATGCTGAATATGCGGATCTTGTTTGGTGTGAGACCAGCACTCCCGATCTCAAAGAAGCAAAGATGTTTTCTGATGCGGTACGTGGTGCGTTTCCTGATCAAATGCTGGCATACAATTGTTCGCCAAGTTTTAACTGGAGACAAAGCATTCCTAGTTCAGAAGAACTGAAGAACTTTCAGAAAGAACTTGCTAAACTAGGATTCAAGTTTCAGTTTATTACGCTTGCTGGGTTTCATCAAACCAACTACAGCATCTTTGAGTTTGCTCGAAGGTATAAGAAGTCGGGTATGCTTGCCTACTCAGATCTGCAAGAGCAAGAGTTTGCTGCAGAGAGAGATGGTTACACTTCAGTCAAGCATCAGCGTGAGGTTGGCGTAGGTTACTTCGACGCGATTAGTACCGCTCTTGGCGCTGGCAGTGTAGCAGCAATGGCAGACAGCACAGAGGCAGATCAGTTTTAAAAAAGTGGAAGTCCGTTGAGATGGTAATGGCCGGACAAGTGTGGTAGTAGGAATACGCCAGATGCACAGGTTGGTTCTACCACACATTTAAGTAAAGGAGAATCTATGGAAATTTTATTTGAAGTTCTAGGAGCTCTATTCTTCTTGTTAATTGGTATTTGCGGATGCATTTATGGATTGACTAATGACTTAAAAAAGAGTAGTATTGAAGATAACAGTATTACATTGAAACATGGTTTCGATGGAATTTATACCTTAATACATAAAGGACAAGAGTGGCATTACTCAAGTTTTTCAGAAGCATTGAAACATATGGATTCATTACGAAGACCCCCAACCGGAGATCCTAAATGAAACTCACAAGAGAGTCTTTTACTGGCAGCACGTTAGACGAATTGGTTCTAGATATACTAGAAAGTCAGTTAGAAGACGTAATAGAACTGAGTAATGATCAAAAACTTATTGATGCATTTAAATACGTAATCGCATACAACAGTGTGCCCGGAACCTATGAGGATGGAAAATATGACCTGTCAAGTTAAGGATTGTACATGATAACGAGAAGTGACCTAAACGAACATGCATTTGAGCAATTGATTCGCAACGCATTGATTGAACAACTTGAGGATTTCGAAGATAGTATGAACGATGATAGTATTCGTGATACTACTTTGGTCGAAGCATTTAAACGTGTAATTGCATACAATAGTGTGCCCGGAACCTATGAGGATGGAAAATATGACCTGTGAAGTAAGTCTAGTTGGTATGACATCGCCCAGTGCAATTACTGGTTGTCATACTGCAAATGAATTGATTGCTTATGCTGCTAGGGTAAGTAATCCAGCGAATCAGAATAACGAGAAAACAGCATCAAAGTTGTTGCGTTATTTAATCAAAGAAGGTCATTGGTCACCATTTGAAATGGTTTCAGTCACGATGGAAATTAAGACTACGCGAGATATCTCTCGTCAAATCTTACGCCATCGTTCTTTTTCGTTTCAAGAATTTAGTCAACGCTACGCGGTCAGTGAAGGTTTCACAACTAAACGAGAAGCACGTAAACAGCACCCTACGAACCGTCAACTGTCTATGGCGGACGATGACCCAACTCGTCAAAAGAAGGCGCAGGAGGTCTTTAACGAAATGCAGGCAGAGGTTGCTAAGGTCGCCAAAGACTATTATGAGATGGCGTTGAATAATGGTATTGCCAAAGAGCAAGCACGCGCTCTGCTTCCTGAGGGTCTCACTGAGACTACTTTGTATATGGCAGGGACGTTACGCTCTTGGGTTCATTATTGCGAACTGAGGCGAGGACACGGAACTCAAAAAGAGCACATTGAGGTTGCCGACAAGTGTTGGGAAATCCTTGGTGTGCATTTTCCCGATGTAGTTAAAGCAGTGGAGATGCTAGATGAAGATAGGTGATAAACTTAATGGTGGTACAATCGTTGAGATTTTTGACGAAGGTTATGCTGTTTCTCGTAAAAACAAAAAAGAGGAAAACTATCCTCATCACAAAACCGAATATGTTACTTTCGTAAGGAAAACTGATGAACGGTAAGAAAGCAAAAATGCTCCGAAGAAGTGGAGTGGTTGACAAAAAGGCAAAAAGAGATTACAATAAGTTAAATCGGTTTGAAAAAGAATTTCTTTCTGCCTTCTATAAAGCAAAACAACTTAGCGAGAACAAATGAATATATTTGCACTAAATCTTAATCCAGAGATCGCCGCAAGTGAGCAATGCGATCAACATGTTATTAAGATGTCTTGTGAGTACGCTCAATTACTTTCCACCTGCCATCGTATTTGCGATGGTATGGTTTGGGAAGGCACCAGTGCTAAGACTGGTCGTAAGATCAAAAGATATATTCTTGAAGATGATGAGATGAATGAGAATTTATATCTTGCTTGTCACAACAATCATCCTTCTAACATCTGGGTTCGACAATCAGTAAATAACTATCAGTGGTTGTACAAACTCTGGGTCTCAACGTGTAAAGAATATTCGCGTCGCTATGATAAAGTTCATGCTTCTTTGATTAAATTGCAGCAGTATTTAATCAACCCTCCTGTAAATATTCCTAATGCTCCCTTCACACAACCCACTCCTGCCATGAAACAGTATCCGCATTGTATTGTTCCTGGCGATTCTGTGCAGAGTTACAAGAACTTCTACTGGGAAGACAAACGTAAGTTTGCTACCTGGACCAACAGACCTAAACCAAAATGGTGGCAAGAATTCGAAGCAAAAACCGATATACATATGAATGATAAACTGGTACTAACATGAGTCTCGAACACAAACGCGGAATGATAACTGAAGAAATTTCGAAACATATGTCTGAAAACGGCAAACTTATTGCAATTGTTGTTAAAACCGAAAAAGGATATATGGTTGAACTTTACGAAAAAAGTAGGTATATTAGAACTGTTGATGTTACAACTCGCAGTCTTCAATATGCTGAAGACGCAGCAGAGAATTACGTATTAGGGTTTCCTGTATAAATTCTCTGAAGCATAGTTTCGAATTGTTCTACTTTATTGAGTCTATCTGGCCAATAGATGTAGTCTTTCTCAGGATTCATTTTTAAGTTTGTGAGCAATGGTTGTATGGCATTAAATAGTTTCTCAAGTCTTTCGTTTGTAGAAACTGCTTCTTCAACCTTAATTGATGCTTGTTGTACTGCTTCGAGTTCTTCCTCATTTACTGCGGTAAACCCGAAATCGAAGAAATCGTCAGACATTTCTAATCCTTGTTATTGAGTAGGTATATTTATGAAGATAGTGATTGCTGGTTATGGTGCTGTTGGTAAGGCGATTTATGAATGCCTTTACGAATCAGACGCAGAACTTTTTATTGATGATCCTGCGCTTGGGCATCATGTCGACACAGATGTTATGAAACCAGACGCGGTTGTTGTTTGCGTTGCAACACCAATGAGAGAAGATGGTTCTTGTAATACTGACCACGTCGAAGAAGTGTTCATGAAATACAATGGTGTCAAGTATTTAATTAAATCTGCTGTTAATCCTGTTTGGTTAAGTAAAGCAGTAAAATCATATAGAGGAAGTTACACTTATTCTCCTGAGTTTCTTCGAGGTAGTCATGTACATGCTAATCCAACTCAAGAATTTCTTGACTCAGAGTTCGCTATCTATGGAGGAGATGACTGTCGTTGGTGGGACGAGTTGTTTAGACCACACCTACCTAAACTCAAAGAAGTAAAATACTGCTCTCTCGACCAAGCAGCGTTCGCTAAATATGTTGAAAATTGTTTTCTCGCAACCAAAGTAACATTCTTCAACGAGATGTATAGAATTTATAATCAATGCGGGTTCGAAGGTTTTGATCAAATGGTTGATGCAATAACTGTCGATCCTCGCATCGGTCGTTCACACACTCAGGTTCCAGGACCAGACGGTAAGTTTGGATATGGTGGGCATTGTTTTCCAAAAGACATAGCAGCACTTCGGCACATTGCGAAAGAAAGTCCATTACTGGACGCAGTAACAGATATTAACGAAGAACATAGAAATGCCTAGGAAAAAGAAAGCAACATTCGTTCCCAAGAAAAAGAAAACACTTATTCCCGAACCTAATTGGGACAAGTTAAGAAAGGCAAAGACAGAAGAAGAGAAACTTGCTGCTTTCAAAGCAGCAGAAGATTTCGCTCAATATGAAGCAGATCCTAAACTCGCTCTACATTGGTTAAAGAAGTGGATTCGTGAAGAGTCTGGTTGGGATATGCATCACGCTACTGTTATATTGCCTGATACCTATATGGCAATATTTGCTAAACATGGTTGGAAAGCGATGCAGTTGGGTTTTATGCCCGAAACGTTTAAGAATAGTTTAGAAAAAAATTTACTTCCACTTCTTAAAAGAGCAGAAGAAATACGAGATAAAAATAATAAAGAAGAGGAAAAAATTGAATTTCCAAAGGGCGAAGGTTATATTGATCCTGAAAAAGTTAAAGAATGGTTGTCTAGTTGGAGCGCATATCTTAAAAGCGCAAAGGGTCATTCTGAATCTTCTGATCCACAAATAAGATTACAATATCGTGTTGCTGAAACATATGTTTACAACATGAAACAATATTTAAGAACGGGTGTTTGGTCTGATTCACATTTTGGCGAAAACAGAGAAAATAAAATTCTTTGGGTTTGTAAAGCGATGGCATACGACAAAGATGGAACACCAAAACGTAGTGTTGGGACCTGGTATCCTGACATTGCTCAAGTATGGAAAAGGGAGTACGAATGAAACTCGATGGTCTAATGTTAACTAAAAACAAATTCACCAAGATGGTTGAAGATACGGTAAGAGTAAAAAGACTTTCTTACATCGACGCGATAGTTCATCTTAGTGAGCAACATAACATTGAGATGGAAGATATTCGTAAATACATTTCTTTATCAATTAAAAACAAACTTGAAGTTGAAGCACAGAATTTAAATTTTATGCCAAAGGGAAATACTCTCCCTGTATAAATATGGTTGCCTTACCAGAAAAAATAAGGTATTATATGATGTATAACGTGGACAAAAAAACATACACTGATAACATACAAGGAAAATACGATGTCATTTACACAACTCAAACGCAATCGTGACACAATCTCAAAACTGGTACAAGCAGCTTCAGGTGAGTCTGCTCCTGCCGAAAAGAAATCCTATGGTGACGACCGTCAATGGAAACCAACTGTTGATAAAGCAGGTAACGGTTACGCAGTAATTCGTTTCCTTCCTGCGGCAGAAGGTAATGATCTTCCATGGGTTCGTTATTGGGATCATGGTTTCAAAGGTCCAACAGGTCAATGGTACATCGAGAGGTCTTTGACTTCTATCGGTCAATCAGATCCTGTTTCTGAGGCAAACTCTAAACTTTGGAACTCTGGTAATGAGCGAGATAAAGAGATCGTTCGTGAGCGTAAACGCCGATTACATTATGTTTCTAACATTTATGTTGAAAGCGATCCCTCAAACCCCGCTAATGAAGGTCAAGTATTCTTGTTTACTTATGGCAAGAAGATCTTCGACAAAATCATGGACGTTATGCAACCCCAGTTTGCTGATGAAGATCCAGTCAACCCATTCGACTTTTGGGAAGGCGCTTCGTTTAAACTGAAGATTCGTAATGTCGAAGGTTATCGTAACTATGATAAATCAGAGTTTGCATCCCCCGCTGCATTGTCTGAATCTGACTCAGAACTTGAGGAAATCTATGATCGAGTTTATGACTTAAACGAGTTCACAGATCCTAAGAACTATAAGAGTTACGAAGAACTTTCTGCTCGTCTTGCTATGGTTCTTGGAGAGTCTGCTCCAAGGACTGTTAGAGAAGAAGTAGCACTTGATATGGTTGCTGAACCGACTCCTCTTAAGGAATCTCCAGCACCCTCCTTTGATGCATCGGATGATGACGACGATACTATGTCTTACTTCGCTAAATTAGCACAAGAAGATTAAGCATAAGCTCTCGTTAATCCATCCTCTGCAGAAGGAGACTCCATAATAGTGGCGCTGCTAGAATTGCTTGTGTTATTTACCGTGTTTGGTGCAACAACATTAACATTTCCAGTGGCGCTGCTATTATTTTTAAATTCTTGTGTTTGATTAGCAAGCGTTTGAGTTTGATCTATACGACTGGTATTGCTGACGTTACTAACAGCTGTTGTCGTTAACTCAATGTTCTCTTGTTCTAATGCTCGTCTTTTAATTTTTAATTGATCTATTTTCTTCTGAGTGCTTGCTCTTCCTATCTTCTTAAATGGACTATCGCTTTCTAAATCTTTCTCTAACTGTTCGATTTGACCGTCAATACTTTTAATCGCCGTTTTGTTATTAGATTTTATATTTTCTTTGTCTCCCTCGCCCATTTCAAAATCAGCGCCAAGTGAGTTCGCTAACGATTTAACGCCAGTCCAGAGCATAGAAATTGGTTTTAAAACACTTTCAATAATATTC